TTGATTCGTCAAATGACTAGGGACCCCCACGCAGATCAGTGGGAAGTTGTGGAGTTACCGGCGATTTTACCGTCTGGCGAGCCCACGTGGCCTGAGTTTTGGAAAAAAGAAGAGTTAGAGTCTGTAAAAGCGTCGATACCGCCGTACCAGTGGAATGCGCAGTATCAGCAGGCACCGACGTCAGAAACACTGGCGATCTTGAAGCGAGAGTGGTGGAAGATCTGGGAAGGGGTCACCATACCAAACTTGCAGTATGTGATTCAAAGTTACGACACGGCGTTCTCTAAACGCGAGACTGCGGACTACAGTGCGATCACGACGTGGGGTGTGTTCTATCCAGAAGAGGCTGGGGGCCCCGCGAATCTTATCTTGCTTGATGCAAAGAAGGGCAGGTGGGATTTTCCAGAGTTGAAAGAGATCGCGTTGGACCTGTACAAGTATTGGGAGCCCGAAACAGTAATTATTGAGGCAAAAGCTACAGGGACCCCTCTGACTCACGAGCTACGGCAGGTCGGCATACCTGTTGTGAATTTCACACCCAGCCGTGGTAATGACAAGTTATCGAGAGTACATTCTATCTCTCCGTTGTTTGAAGCGGGGATGATCTGGGCACCGGACGAAAGCTGGGCGCACGAGGTGATTGAAGAGTGTGCGGCGTTCCCGAACGGAACTCACGATGACTTGGTGGACAGCACGACCCAGGCGTTGATGCGATACCGTCAAGGGAATTTTGTGAATTTGCCTAGTGACGATTGGGAAGACAGTTATGAACCAAGTCAAATGATATCGGCGGCGAACTATTATGGCTGAATCTTTAACACAGGCTGAAGTGTTGGCAAGGCTGGCAGAGCAAGACTCAGTAGAACGCTTGACTCAAAGGATGCCCACGGACCTTGGACCGATGCAGATGGCTGTTCCCGTCGAAGAAAGCGTGTTGGATCAGGTTCAACGTGCTGTTGCAGAACAACTAGGTGGCGGTCGCGAAGATTACCGTCGCGCAGAAAAACTTTTGACTGCTGCGGAGTTTTTACCGGGTTTAGGCGATCTTTCTGACGCGGCGGCTGCATCAGAGGCTGCTGAAAGGGGCGACTTAGTAGGCGTTGGTATAGCGGGCCTTGGGCTCTTGCCGGGCATAGGCGGCGTGGTGAAGCGGGGTCTTGAAGATAAAAGGGCAAAACTGCAGCAACAAGAAAGCATTTATGCGAACCGTCAGGGTCAGTTGAGCGAAAAAATACGTTCTGCTACTAAGCGCAACCAAATAATTCGAGAGAGAGATGTCGCTAGGCAGCGTGCCTCTGAGTTGCGTCATGAGATTGATGTAGAAGAACGCGAGCCGAATCTTCCAGACACGATTATAACGAGAGCCCCAGACGGGTCTATTTTGCCTCGTAAAGAGTTTACTCAAGCGAACGAATATGCGTTTCACGGCACTCGCGGTGCAGACGAGCGTATAATCGCAGAGGGTGGAGTCCACATGAACACGGATGAGCCCGCATTTTTCATGGTTGACTCTCCAGCGGCATCTATGACTTATGGTGCCGGAACCCCTAGTGATTTGGGCACTGTTATCCCTGCACGTATTGATACTAGAGGGTTTGCCAACGTTGATTTTCGAGGTGCCCATTACGGTGATTTTGAAAAGGACGGGGTTGTAGACGTCGTTTTTCCCACGGAAACAACGTTTTTTGGGCAAAAAGGACAAAGATTTGAGGTTCAAAATAACGACGACGTTATTACCCTGAAAGTAGATGGCTCCAACCCAATAGAAGTCCCGCAGGAACTTCTTGGGGAGTATCATCCGGACGGTATTAGAACGGTTAGTGACGAGATGTTGATTAACGCTATAAAAGACTCTGGCGTCCCAGGCGCTCGTTTGGAAGCGATTCGTGATCTACACCCCAGCGGTGCTATGATGTTACGTCGCTCCACCAAATTGAAATTGCCACAAGAGCAAGAAATTCTCACAGTTTTTGATAAGTCCCGGCAGCGATTAGCGAAAGGCAACCCGGCAATACCGGACGATCCTGCGACCATATCCCGAGCAGGAGATCCTTTGGGAAACTTTCGACAAGGCGGCGAGGTAAACCAAATGAGAAAACCAGTTATTTCGTCAGGGCTCTCGGGCCTGTTACGTGGCTTTACACAGGGACCCCTGGCACGTGTTTCACGTGAAACACAAGAACCTGTCGGTATGTTCCGTGGCGGCGGCATGGGGTTCTTGCCTGGCGAGATGGATTTTACAAGATTTCCTCCGTCTTTTCCGGGCAATCCACCGCCCCCGCCGCTGCCCCCAGTTGTTGAAACTGCGCCACAGAGCCCGATTCAGCAACCCTCTCCGGTTGCGTCGCCCCGATCCCGAAGGGCCTTGCCGGGAGATTTTGTGAGAGAGGGGCGTGGACCCGACGCTGATATATTGCAGCTACCTGCGTACGTCGCCCCTGCGGCTGCTGCTGAGACATTGCCTGCACAGCAAGCTGCGCCCCCACCTGTAGCTGCGCCCCCACCTGTAGCTGCCCAGCAGTTGGCAGCTGAGCAGTTGGCAGCTGAACAATTAGCCGCCCAACAAGCCGCGCCCCCGCCACCTCTGGTTGATAACACAAATCTAGACTTGAGCACCGTAACACCAGACGTGCCTGCTGGAATGACCGTGGTGCCAAATGTTCGTGCTGGAGTGACTGAAGGCAGCGGAACTGTCATCGGTATGGACCCATTTGTTGGTGGAAGCGAGGGATCTACTTTAGTGCCAATGAGCGACGCTGATCGCAGAGCGGCAGAGTTAGCTGCGACGGAAGCAGAGCGTTTAGCGGCTGTTGAAGCAGCGAGAAAAGCAGCAGAAGAAGAGGCAGCCCGCAGAGCCGCAGAAGAAGAGGCGGCCCGCAGAGCGGCAGAGGAAGAGGCGGCCCGCAGAGCGGCAGAGGAAGAGGCAGCCCGTATAGCAGCGGAGCAAGCTGCGGCGTTGGCTGCCCAACAAGAGGCAGATAGGTTAGCTGCAGAGCAACTTGCGGCAGAAGAGGCGGCACGAATCGCAGCGGAGCAAGAGGCAGCCCGTATAGCTGCAGAAGAGGCAGCCCGTATAGCTGCAGAAGAAGAGGCGGCACGAATCGCAGCAGAACGAGAAGCAGCCCGTATAGCTGCAGAGCAAGAAGCCGCACGAATTGCAGCAGAGCAAGAAGCTGCGGAACAATTAGCTGCGGAACAATTAGCCGCTGAACGATTAGCCGAAGAACAAGCAGCAGCAGACGCACTGGCTGCTCAAGAAGCGGAACAAATAAGAATTGCGCAAGAAGAAGCGGATCGTGTTGCAGCGGAACAGGAAGCCATCCGGTTAGCTGAAGAGCAAGCTGCTGCAGAATTACTTGCCCAGCAAGAAGCTGCTCGGATCGCACAAGAACAGGCCGCTGCAGAGGAAGCACAAAGACTTGCCGCAGAAACATTAGCCGCTCAACAAGCAGCAGAAGAGGCAGAGCGTATCCGCTTGGCAGAAGAAGAAGCCCAGCGTATTGCAGCCGAGCAAGCAGCCGCAGAGGCCGCAGCAGCACAGGCGCTTGCAGATGAGCAAGCAGCACTTGAGGCTTTAGCACGAAGACAGGCTGCAGAAGAGGCGGCAGCCCTCGCAGCAGAACAAGAGGCGCTTGCAGCCGCTGAAGCAGAGCGGATTGCCGCTGCCCAGTTAGCTGCAGAACAGCTTGCTGCTCAAGAAGCTGCCCAGTTAGCTGCAGAGCAAGAAGCCGCCGCACAATTACAGGCCGCAGAAGAACTTGCGGCGCAACAAGAGTCGGATCGCTTAGCAATGGAAGCGCAACTTGCGGCGACTCCTGACCCCGATCCGATCTACGACGCGCCGACACAAGGCGAGCTTTTGCAGGCTTCTGCAACGGAGCAGGCTGCGGCTGGAGACTTGTTTACGACACCTACTGACACGGCGACAGCGATAGATCGTGGCGCGTATGGACTGATGTTTGATCCCGTCGGTGGAGGTATCGGTTCGCTCCAAGCCGCGCTGGACAGAATCAATTTTACGGTGCCAGATCCTGTAGAAAATTTTGCTTTTGGATACCCGACGAGTCAGGGCATGGAAATCCAACGCACTTACATGCCTTTTGAAGGCACAGAGGAAGAACGGGCCACAGGTTACACTATGCCGATCTACAAGCCCGTGGCGCAACAGACCATGCCGTCGTTGTTCAGGACAACAGAAACTGGCGATGTAGACCCTGACGCTGTCACTGCAGGCTCAGCTGCGCCGGGGCCTGGTTCAGGCACTATCAACACCGGCACGCAAAGCACGGCCCCCGGTACATACGGTCTTGAGCCGACGCAAATGTATCAATGCCCGAACGGGTACGTGTTGTCTTTTGTAAACGGCAACCCGATCTGTAATCGTGTCGGCGGCGGCGGTCCCGGTAAGAAACGACAAGTCCCACCAGAGGTGATCGATATCGCAGGTGGTATGCGATACGGCGGTGATGTAGGCTTGAGTCAAGGCATCGGAAGCTTTGGAGCTTAGATATGGCAAATGGTGATACCCCACCTGTTTCGTTGATGGATCGAGAAGGTTTGAATCTCGATGATGAAAACTTGCAGGCTGTCGAAGTAGAGGCTCTGCCCGGCGATCTGATCACGAATGTAGAGATCGAAGGCATAGAGATTGTTCGAGAAGACGACGGTGGTGCTACTTTAGACTTTGATCCTTTTCGCAATCGGGATCGAGAGGACGATTTTTACGACAATCTCGCAGAGTTTTTGCCAGATTCGGTGCTTGCCCAAGTTTCCAACGAGCTTATGGAGCAATACAGCGCCAATCGAGCGTCGAGACAGGATTGGGAAGACGCATATTCAAAGGGACTTGAGCTTTTGGGCTTCAACTATGAAGAGCGCACAGAGCCTTTCCGAGGCGCAACGGGTGTAACACATCCCCTTTTGGCGGAAGCAGCGGTTCAGTTTCAAGCGCAAGCCTTCAATGAGCTTTTGCCAGCGGACGGTCCAGTACGAACCACGGTTCTTGGGTCACAGACCACGGAAAAAATGGACCAAGCCAAGCGTGTTCAAGACTTTATGAACTACTACATCACCAATGTGATGGAAGAATACACCCCGGAGTTTGACCAGATGCTGTTTTATCTGCCTCTGGCGGGCTCTACATTCAAAAAAGTGTACTTTGACGACGCTCTGGGGCGGCCAGTTTGTAAATTTATACCGGCAGAGCACCTTGTGGTGCCCTATGAAAGCAACGATCTAGAGACTTGTCCAAATATCACGCACGTCGTGCGTATGTCTTTGAACGATTTACGCAAACAGCAGGTCAGCGGCTTCTATCGAGACATCAAAGTACTGCCTTCACAGCCCGATTCGACCAGTGTCAGCGATGAAATCGACTATATTGACGGAACGCGGGCCACTGGAGTCGACTATGACTGCACTTTGTTGGAGTGTCACGTCGATTTGGACCTTGAAGGTTACGAAGACACCGACGAAAACGGTGAAATGACCGGCATTAAGGTGCCGTATGTGGTCACGATCAGTGAAGACAACGGCAAAGTGTTGGCAATCCGACGAAATTACCGCGAAGACGACCCCCTAAAGTCAAAAATTCAGTATTTTGTCCATTATAAATTTTTGCCGGGCTTCGGTATGTACGGAATGGGCTTGATTCACACGATTGGTGGCCTCTCTCGTACTGCGACGGCGGCTTTGCGTCAATTGATCGACGCAGGGACGCTTTCTAACCTGCCTGCAGGCTTCAAAGCCCGTGGTTTGCGGATTAGAGACGACGAAGACCCCTTGCAACCTGGCGAATTTAGAGATGTCGACGCCCCTGGCGGCCAAATACGCGATTCTTTGATGCCTTTGCCCTTCAAAGGCCCCGATGGGACGTTATTTCAGCTTTTGGGCTTTGTAGTTCAAGCCGCTCAACGTTTTGCCACGATAACCGATATGAAAATAGGTGATGGCAACCAATCTGCAGCAGTTGGCACGACGATTGCTATGATTGAGCAAGGTGCCCGCGTGATGAGCGCGATCCATAAACGCCTTCATTACGCCATGAAGGTTGAGTTTAAGATTTTGGCGCGTGTAATGAACGAAAGCCTGCCTAATGTGTACCCGTACGCCGTTGCGGGGGCAGATCAGGCGGTGAAAGCAAGAGATTTCGATGAACGTGTAGACGTATTACCGGTTTCTGACCCGAACATTTTTTCACAAAGCCAGAGAATCGCTTTGGCACAGACGGAACTACAGCTTGCAATGCAGGCCCCGCAGCTTCACAACATGCCGCAGGTGTACCGTCGAGTTTATGACGCTATGGGTGTCAAAAACGTAGACCAGATCCTTAATGCTGAAGTGACTGACGAAGTGCGCCCGAAAGATCCTGCGCAGGAGAACATGGACGCCCTCGAAAACGTGTCTTTAAAGGCGTTTAAGGGGCAAGATCACATGGCGCACATACAGTCCCACTTGTTGTTTGTAACGGGCGGTGTGGCCGCTACGTTGCCTCAGGTGGTGCTTGCGATACAGAAGCACATCCTGAACCATGTGCAGTTGATGGCGGAAGAGCAAGCTGAGGCGGCTTTTGCGCAGCAGAATCCAAACGTTGCACTGGCAGATCCTACAAACAACGCCCCTTTCCAAGCGTTGGTGGCGCAGTTTGTCGCGCAAGGGATGCAGCAGGCGGTCGCTCTGGGTCAACAGATACAGCAAGCGGGGCAGCCGCAGGAGCAGCAAGGACCAT